ATGTCGACCTTCAACCAGGAATCGTCAGGTACGGCAGGCGCCGCCGGACCGGCCGGGCTGGACTTGACGGCGGCGACCTCACCCCCCCAGAGACTGGGGGGGTATGACTCCTGGTACGGGGCCGGAAAGGTCATCTTCTACGGGGTGACGTCGGCCAGCTTGACCACCGAGTTGGCGACCGGATGGTTGCTGGCCAGCTCAGCGGCAATCGCCACCTGCCGGCCGAGGACCGACGGCTCTACCGCTTCGAGGACCGGGTACTGGTAGACGAAGCCTTCGACGCCTTCCCCGTTCCCGACGTAGATCGACGTGTCGGCGATCGCCCAGGTCTGGATCGGGCGCAGGCCGGCCACCGGCGACGTGAAGTTGGAGGCGTTCGACATCCCGGGAGCGTTTGCTGCTCCCAGATAGGGGAAGAGGGGCCGGCCGGCCAGGTCGACCTTGCCGCCGATCATGGCGAACCCGAGCGGGCCCATCAGGATCCACTCGGCCAGCTCACCGGTCGCCTGATACACGCTGGCCGCCGCGTCGTAGATCGCCTGCAGCGTCGCGGCCGCGTCGGCGTCGGACTCGAGAGGCTGGACTGTCGTGGTGGTCGTCCCGGCTGTCACCATTCCCTTCTCGATCGCCCGGCTCAGCCGCTTCCGCATCTGGCGGAGGATGATGTCGAGGGCGCCGGCTCGGAAGGTGAGCAACTTCTGGCTGATGTTCAGGTATCCGCCGACCGTGTCCGAGGAGACCGGGACCGAATCCACATCGAACTTCTTGGAGGCCAGCTCGGCCTTCTCCAAGGCCTGGACTCCGACGCCAGTATCGATGTCGGGATCCTTCATCGTGGGCCGGGTGAACGTCGTGTCGGGCAGGGGCTGGAGGCCGAGGGCGGTGGCGAAGGGCATCGAGCCGGGGATCGGATCGATGACCGGGCCGACGCTGGGGACGACATGGAGACCGGCCAGGTCACCGGCGACCGGTGTCGTCTCGGCCGCCACGGTCCCCATGTGCTGGGCGGCGCGCTTCATCACCGTCTGATAGCGGGCTCGGACTTCCGGCTCGGACTGGTGCAACATGTCCCAGACCAGCTCGCCGGCGGACCGGTAGACGATCGCCTTCTGGTCGTTGGCCTCCTTGAGGGCGAGCAGCTTGTCGGTGGTCTCCTGGTTGATGTTCCAGTCGAACGCCGCCGCCTCCATCTGCTCCTCGAGGCTGGTCTTCCGCTTGGACAGGACCTCGAGCTCCTCCTTCTCCTCATCGGTGAGGTCCCGGTTGGCTTCCTTCACCGCCAGGTCGAGGATCCCCTGGGCCTTGTTCTTCGTCTTCTCGAACTCGCTGCGGAGGTGGACTAGCAGGGGATGTTCTGACATGAGGGACACTCCAGTCGCGTCGTCGGATGTCGACGGGGTGTCCGCTCTGGGAGGGTGGCCACTCAGACGGTGGAGTGTCTCCTCGGACGGGGTGTCCGCTCTACAGCCGGCACCCTAGTCATGCCGTTACGGATCCAGGGCCACCACGCCGCGCCGTAACGGTCGGATCTTCTAGGATCTCAGACCGATGTGAGCGAACAGACGACCAGTTCGGGCCTTGTCGTCGTCGCCACCCGAGCAGCCGACGGCGTCATGCCCAATCCGAACCCGGCCCTTGGCACGGTCGGTCCCAACGTCGGCCCCGGATTCGGCGACACCCACGTCATGTATCCGGCGTCCGCGCCGCCTCCCGACGTGCAGCGGTGGGACGGGTGGCCGGTCAACTGGGACACCCCCAACTGGAACGGCATGGGATCCACGGTCGGGAAAGTGTCGGTGGTCTTCGCTTGTATCGACCTCAACGCGCGGATCATCGGGTCGATGCCGGTCTACCTGTCCCGCGCCGGGAAGATCGCAGATCCCCTCTCTTGGATGGAGAACCCCGCGCCCGGGCTCTACGCCTCCTTCACCGAAGCGGTCAAACAGATGATCTGGACCTTTCAGCGGCGCGGGGAGATCATCCTCTGGGCGCTCGCCCGGTTCGCCGACGGGTCAGTCGCCCGTTTCGCCGTCCTCAACCCCGACCTGGTCGAGGTGTACCGGGATGATCGGGGCCGGCCCGCCTACAAGCTGATGGGCTGGGAAGACCAGCTCTTCGACGACGGCCGGGCCTATGTCGCCGACCTCGACCGGGACGACGTCCTCCACATCAAGTACGCGGTCTGGCCGGGCGAGCTCCGCGGGCATTCCCCCCTCGAGGCGGTCGCCGCCAACTGGGGCGCCGCCCTCAACGCCCAGAATTTCGCCTCCGACCTGACCGCCCGCGGTGGCATCCCCTGGGGAGTCCTGAACGCTCCCTACGAGCTGACCGAGACCGAAGTCGACCGGCTCCGGGCCCAGTGGCTCGACCATGCCGCCCGCCGCGGTGGAGCTCCCGCCATCACCTCCGGAGGGTTCACCCTCGCCGGGCTGACCATCACCCCCCGGGAGATGGCCCTCCTCGACCAGCGCCAGTTCGACGAATCCCGCATCGCGGTCGCTCTCGGCGTCCAACCCTTCCAGGTCGGCCTCCCCCAAGGCTCCTCGATGACCTACAGCAATGTCGAGTCGATCTTCGACTACCACTGGCGGTCGACCCTCCGACCGTTCACCAGGGAGATCTCCGACGGGATCTCCCCTTGGGCGATCCCCGGCCGGACCAACAAGATGCTCTTCAACCCCGACAGCTACGTCCGACCCGGATTGGAGGGCCGCTCCCGCGCCTACCAGGCGCTGCACGGCCTCGAGGACGACACCGGCCGGGCCATCACCGCCGCGGAGATCCGCCGCATCGAACAGATCGACGCCGACGAGGCCTCGGCCACCGACGCGGTCCAGGCTCTGGAAGGAGTATGAGATGCCACTGACGGTCCTGGTCCGTTCGATCACACCCGCCGAGCTCGAGCTCAGGGACGACGGCCGCACTGTCGAAGGGCTGATCGTCCCCTACGACGAGCCGGCCCCGGTCGTCGACATCCACCCCCAGACCGGGAAACGCCAGCCCTTCACCGAGGTGTTCACCCGCGGAGCGATCGCCCGCCAGCTGCAGATGATCGACGACAAGCTCCGAGGCCGTCCCAACTACATCCGCCTCAACCTCGACCACGGCGAGGACCTGCCCCGCCAGATCGGATACGCCCGGAGCCTCACCGAAGCCTCCGACGGAGCTCATGCCACCTTCGGGCTCTACGACCGGCCCGACCTCGACCTGATCCGGTCGATGCTCAAAGAGTCCCACGACGGGCTGTCCGTCGAATTCGTCGACCACGGCTCCTCAGTGGACGGCGACTATGTCTACCGCCGATCCGTCGAAGTTCGGGCGGTCGCCGCCACACCGATGCCCACCTACCGCAAAGCCAAGGTCCTCGCCGTCCGTGAAGACGTCGGTGAGGAGCCACCCGAGATCGAGGAGCTGCCGCCGCTGCGGACTCCCGACCTCGATCACTACCGGGAGATCTTCGGCTGAATCAGCCGTGGATCTGTGGGGTGACGTCTGGTCCGTAGGCGGCGGCGACCACCCGGGTGAGGGCGGTGACGGCGGGGATGGGACCGCCTGAGTCTTTCCGGGTGATCTTCCAATTGCCGTCTCCAGTGTCGGTCCGGCCGGCGGCAGCGATCTGAGCGTCGAGGGCCGGGTCGCTCGCATGGGCCAGGCGATGGTTCACAACGGCGTCCCAGAGGAGGGAGCTGGCCGAGGTGAAGGCGGTACCGGTGATCTTCTCGAGCTTGACCGGCGTCTTCTTCTCGAGGTAGTCGGCGATGATCTGGGAGGTGGCCGGATCGTAGGCGAACGAGCGGGGACGCCACATGCGGACCCAGTCTTTGACACGGTCGGCGACGGCGAGCAGGTCGATGGCGTCGGGATCGGTCCACGAGTCGACCAGGGAGACAGCGAGACGCTTCTGGGCGACGCCGTCCTGGTCGTCGATCTCGGTCCAGGCGCCGGCGAGGAGGGCAGCATCGCGGCCGTCGGCGTCGACACCGACCCCGAACCAGACCCGGGTGGTCTCGGGGTCGAAGGTGGGGATCTCCGCGGCGCAGGCTGCCCAGTCGACGGCGGGAACCGCGGGGGTGCCGCCGGTGTCGAGGAACTGGCAGAGGACTTCGATCCGGAAGTCGTCCTCGGCGAGGCTGGCCAGGTCCTCGAGGATGGCCTCCTCGGTGAGAATGTGTCCCAGCGCCGGGTTCGACTGTCTCCATGCCTCGCGGTCGTTCAGGGCACAGGCTGGATCCTCGGCCGACCATTCCAGGTAACACAGGCGCGGGTCGACGTCGTGGTCGGCGGCGGCGCGCCGCCCGCGGGCCACCAGCCCGGCGAGAAGATGAGAGTCGGCGTTACCGGCGTTGGAGACTGCCCACCATTGCGGGTTCGGTCTGACCCGCTGGGTCGGGATGGCAGCACCCCATACGGCGGGGCGCAGCTCTCGGAGCTCGTCGAAGATGAGCAGGTCCGCCGACCAGGTCCTGAACGCGGCCTGTCGGGGAGCGAGGATCCTGTAGGTGCGGCCGTCGCGGGTCCGGATCCGCTCCTGGCCGTTCGACTCTCGGATTCCGTTCCGGCCGATCTGCCGGCGGAAGGCGGGGACCGACTCGATCGTTTCGACCAGCTCCTCGAAGAACTTACGGGGGACGGTGCGGTCCTGGGCTGTGTGGAGGATCAGCCGCTCGTCCTCGAGTTGGGGAGCGAAGAGGCCGGTCATCACCCGGCCTTTCAGGATTCGGGTCTTGCCGTTCTGCCGGCCGACCAGGACACAGACTCCACGGTGCGCCCATCGGCTATCCGGTGCCAGCTCGAGGCCGCAGCCGGCGACCAGATGCTGCCAGGGCATGAACTCTTCGCCGGCGATCTCGCCGATCCTGGACATGACCGGGCCGAAACTGCGGGATCCAGGGCGACGAGGCGTGCCGATCCGTGGGGTCTGATATCCCTCAAGCCTGACCGTCGTCGAGGCTGATGATTCGGAGATCGGCGAGCTCATCTTCCTCCGGGAGACCAGCGTCGATCGAATTCTGGTATCTGCCTCGAGGAGTCAAGCCCAGACCGTCCAACATCTGCGACAAGGCGGCCAGGTCATAGGTGAGGCCACCACCCATCTCGGCGAGCGGCAGCGGCGCACCAGCCTCGAAGAGGGTCGACTCGGCCGAGGCCTCGGCCAGGGCGATCCGCTCGTCGATCTTCCGGGCCAACGCTTTGGCCGTCGTAACCGCCGGCGTGTCAGCCTCGGTCAGCCAGTGAGCCTTGCCGACCGCGGTGGCGATCTGACGCTCGAGGCGGCGCGGCGCCCGCCTCACGGCTCAGTCTCCTATCACGTATGGCACCCAGAACGAGGCGTGCATGGATTCTTGGAGCGTCCGATACTGCTCACTCGACAATGTGTGGAGAGCCCGCGACGAGATGCTCGAGATGAGAGCCCGCATCGTGTCCGACATCACGGGCGTCCCCTGGATCGCCGCGCTTGTCGAGCCATCCCAACGGCGGCGCCGGGTCAGCACATCGGGAAGGACCAGAAGCGGACATGTCAGCAGCCAGCGCATGATCATCTCAGCGTCCGATCCGATCGGGAAGGTCTCGTCCATCCCCCCAAGACGGTCGAACACCGAACGCCGGAAGAACAGTTGTGTCGACGAGAAGAGCGGGCCGGTGGCGTACTCCAACAACCCGTCGGGCACCTCGAGCAGACGCCGTTCGGACTGCCAGTACATCTCCGCGTTGGCGCCCTCAGCGTCGATCAGGCACATGGCGAAACAGATCAACTCCGGACCCGCCTCGGCGGCGAGTCGGCTCACCAGGTTCGGCTCGGCGAGGTCATCGTCTTGGAGGATGAGCACGTAATCACCGCGGCTGAGCGAAATCGCCCGGTTCCAATTCGCGGCCAGCCCGAGCCGTATCGGGTTACGGAATGCGCGTACACCGGTCAGACCGCTCAGGTAATCCCAGCTTGCATCGTCGGAGGCGTCGTCGACGATCACCACCTCGCAGTCGTCGTAGTCCTGCGCCAATGCAGAGGCGACCGTCTGGCGCAGCAGGTCGACGCGGTTGTACGTCGGAACGACGATGCTCAGCAGCGTCATTGCGCGTTCTTGTTAGCAGTCTGCGCGCTCTTGCGAGCAGGCGCGGGAAAGGGGCCGGGGGGCCCCTGGGGAGAGATATCGGCGGG